ATGATAAAAAGAGACATTATGCAAAGAAGATTGCTTCAATTATCTATGGAAGTAATGATAGTAATAAGATGGAAAAATATAGAAAAGAGTATTTAGTTCCGCTAAGAACTCATATTGATATTGTAGAAAAAAAATTGTGTGAACAAAAATGGGGAGATATTAATTATGAAAATGTTCCAGCAGTTGCATCAAAAAATTTAAAAAATACATTTATTAAACACGATGAAGAAAGATATAAGCAATATCTTGAAGATGTCAGGAATAATAAAAAGAAGATTAATGTTACAGGAATTCTTCCTCACGAATTAGTTGGTAATTATATAACAGAACTGAGGTGTTTTGATAATGTACCTGTATGCGATACTACCGAATTGCAATGGAGGACAATTGTTGAAAATGTAAAAAAATCTGGTAATTTTAATAATACTATTTCCGTAGTTGATTTATCAGGATCAATGTTTAATGCAGCAAATGGAAGTATTCCTGCACAGGTTGCAATTGCTCTCGGAATTATTACATCTATTTGTTGTACAGGTCAATTTAAGAATAAATTGATTACATTTAGCGAAGATCCTGAAATTGTAATGTTATCTAACACATTGGATAAAGATGCTGATTCAATTCCTACTCTTCACGAATGCATTACAAACCTTTTAAAAATTGAATATGGTTTTAGTACAAATTTTGTTAAATGTAATGATTTAATTATTAATTATGCGAAATTATTTAATGTTCCAAATGAAAATATGCCTAAAAAAATGTTTGTATTTACAGATATGCAATTTAATAATGCTTGTAGCGATGAAAGAATCACATTTGGAAATAATGATTCTAATAATTCATTAGATACCGTATATAAAACAATTGTTAAAAAATATAAAGCAAATAATTATGATGCTCCTAAATTTATATTCTGGAATCTTAACTCTAATAGTAAAGAAGTTTTCCCTGTAAATTGCGACACTGCAGGAACAGCAATCGTTTCGGGATTTTCAGAACAACTTCTTAAAATTTTCATGAATTACGATGATTTTAAACCAGAATTCATTGTAGATGAAATTTTACAACCTTATATGAAAGAAGTCGTCATCTGCGATGATTAGTTACGATTAGTTACGATTAGTTACGATTAGTTACGATTAGTTACGATTAGGTTATATGTATTATATTTATTTTTCTATTTTTCAAAATATAAAATAATGATTTTTACCATATCTTAGAGAATATTATTCATACTATTCTAATGAAAAAAATAAAATAAATAAAATTAAATATCCAAAGGATATCATATTTAGTTAGAATAGGCGAGACCACCCATACCAGATAATATACGTAATACGTTGTAATTTACGGCATATATGTGGATAGTTCCAGCAATGGAAGAGGATAGAGAAAGAACAGCAGTGTCAATACGAGACATATTTAGAGTGCCACTAGGTTGATGTTCTTCAGGTTTTAGTGCAAAAGAATAAACGTTGATACCTTTGTGGAAATCATCGGGGGTATTTTCGTGATGTTGGTAAGGTTGGACTAATGAGAAATATTCGCCTTTTCTTTGTGCAAAACGATCATTGCCGTTGAGCATTATTTTAGCTTGCATTACAGGATTTGTTGAATTGTAATAATCATTTAGAGTGGTATTTACACCAGATAAGGGAGTCGCGGTAGAAAAGTTATTCCAGTAAACACCAGCATTAGTATTTTTAATGGCCCATACAAGTTCTTTGCAGGGATGATTAAAATTCATACGCATGCTTTTCATACCATCGGCATTAGTAGAAGAGGTTATATTATCAGTTCCGGTGAATTGTAATTGTTCAATTAAATATTCGTGCGATAATTGAGCAAATCTTCTGCGTTCATCGGTATCTAAGAATATATAATCAACCCATAATTTAGGATCTTCTAAACTTATGTCATTTACTGTGTAAGTGCTATTTAATGTAGCAGAAGTAGAAGTTGTATTTTTGGCATCTTTATCATATAAGTTAGCAGCAGATTCATATTCTATGTTTATTTTAACTTCGTGATATTGTAGAGCGATTAAAGGTAGTGCGAGACCGACGTTGCGGCAAAACCAGAATTCTAAAGGTACATATAATTCATAAGATTCAGATACGCCTAATAGAGTGCAAGTGTTTTCTTTGTTTGCGCCAATCATTTTATAATAACCCTCGCGTTTGCCAATAGGAAGAGATAACTCATTCCATATGTATAACCATTCTGAATAATGTTTATCTATGCGTTGACCACCAATTTCAAGTTCAATAGTTTTTAATAATTTTTGTCCAAAATTAGGAACTAAAGCAACTTTATTTGCATCGGTGTTAGTTGTTGATCTATTTTTTATTTTTCCGTAAAAGTAAATGCGATGTATTAAATCGCCATTACGGGTTAGTTGAAAAGTTGCGCGCGAACCTAGTGAATTACTTCCAGTTGCTGTTTGTTCAATAGCTTCAATAGCGAAGTTAGTATGACGACGATAAACTACTTTGAAAAAGGTAATTTGAGGATTACCAGTTAAATAAACATCCTGAGCACCATAAGCTACTAATTGAAGAAGACCACCACCCATTTACGCTATATTCTTTATACTATTAGAGGAGAAAAAAAAAAGGGATATTATAGCAATTTAACAACGTATAGGATAAATAATATAAATTTAATTAGAATACGCTAAACCGCCCATACCCGATAATATGCGTAAAACGTTATAGTTAACGGCATATACATGGAGATTTTTAGAAAAAGCATTGTTAGCATATGTACTTTGTATATCTAAATTAAGAACTGCAGTATCAATACGAGACATATTGAGAGTACCGCTGGGTTGATGTTCTTCGGGTTTTAGAGCAAAGGAGTATACGTTAATACCAGGGTTTGAAGGAATATTCTCGTGGTGTTGATAAGGTTGTATTAAATTGAAATAAGATCCAGGTCTTGAAGAAAAGCGATCATTACCGTTTAATACAAGTTTAGCGGATGCTACCGGGTTAGTTGAAACAACAGCACTGGTTGGCGCATATAATACACCATCCGTAGAATAAGTATTCGCAGTAGTAGAAAAGTTAACCCAGTTATTGTTTTTGGCATAAGCGTCGGCAGAATGGTCTGATGCAGAAAACCATACTAATTCTTTGCAAGGATGATTAAATGATAGTTTTGGTTTTATGTTTGCGGCATTTACAGTTTCGGCACCTGTAAATTGTAATTGTTCTATTAAATATTCGTGAGATAATTGAGCAAATCTTCTGCGTTCATCAGTATCTAAGAATATGTAGTCAACCCATAGATTTACAGATGATAATTCTGATATAGCGGTTGAGGAGCCTTGGCATTTTTCTTTATCTTCAAATAAAATATTTATCTTAACTTCGTGGTATTGTAAAGCGATTAGAGGTAGTGCGAGACCGACGTTGCGGCAAAACCAGAATTCTAAAGGTATATAGAGATTCGCTTTATCTAATTTGCCAATAAGTTTGTTGGCACCAACCATTTTTTGATAAGCCTCTTTTTTAGATTGAGGTAATGAAAGTTCATTCCATACATACATCCAGTGTGAATAATGTTTATCTATCTTTTGACCACCAATTTCAATTTCAACATAATTTATTAAACGAAGGCCGAAATAAGGACAGACAGTTGCTGCAGTAGTTGAACCTGAAGTATAATCAATAACGGATAAATATACGCGATGTATTAAATCGCCATTTCTTGATATTTGGCAAGTTACACGATTGCCAAATGTAGGAGTTCCGTTAAAAGTTTGTTGAATGGCTTCAATAGCGAAGTTAGTATGACGACGATAAACTACTTTAAAAAAGGTAATTTGAGGATTACCGGTTAAATAAACATCCTGAGCACCATAAGCTACTAATTGAAGAAGACCACCACCCATTTACGCTATATTCTTTATACTATTAGAGGAGAAAAAAAAAAGGGAATTATATAACACATTTTATTATAACTAATTAGAATACGCTAAACCACCCATTCCAGATAATATACGTAATACGTTGTAATTAACAGCGTATATATTAATACCATCATAAGAATATTCGTTTGCATTAGGACCGCTGTTCTCAGTAGGATCTTTAACTTCAACCATTAAAGTTGCAGTATCAATACGAGACATATTGAGAGTGCCACTTGGTTGATGATCCTCTGGTTTAAGAGCAAAGGAGTATACGTTTATAGGATTATTAACAGGAACGTTAGTGTGATGTTGATAAGGTTGAACGTGAGTGAAATATAATCCTTCTCTTACAGCGAAACGATCATTGCCATTTAATTGTAAAATAGCGCTTTTGAAGGGATTGTTGTAAGTAGTGCTTCCCGGTACTACATCTTCAATAAAGTTACTGCTATTAATAGAATAAGGCGCGTTTCTATCAGATATAGCAGTTGTTGCTAAATTATAATCGTACCATCTGGATTTTTTGTGACTTCCGACACTTTTAGCAACCCAGATTAATTCTTTGCAAGGGTGATTGAAATTTAGTTTGATTCTGTTAGTACTTTTGTTAAGAGTTTCAGTGCCGGTAAATTGAAGTTGTTCAATTAGGTATTCGTGAGATAATTGAGCAAATCTTCTGCGTTCATCAGTATCTAAGAATATATAATCAACCCATAATGAGGCATTCTTTATATCATCAAATTGAGCGCTAGTTGAACCTGATACTAAGCAATTATCTTTTGATTCAAAGTCTATCTTAACTTTGACTTCGTGATATTGAAGAGCGATTAAGGGTAATGCTAGACCTACGTTGCGGCAAAACCAGAATTCAAATGGTATATATAAGGTAGTCGCTTTATTTGATACTATATCTTTATCAGCACCTACCATAGTATCATAAGCGTATCTTTTGCCCGCAGGTAAAGATAACTCATTCCAGATGTATAACCAATCGGAATAATGTTTATCTATTTGTTGACCACCAATTTCAACTACGACTGATTTAATTAAGCGTAAACCTAAGTAATTTACATATGAATCCGTGGTAGCAGTGCTTTTTTTCTTGGGTACATCAACTTGTAAATACATGCGATTAATTAAATCACCATTGCGCGATATTTGACAGGTTACCGTGTTTCCATATCCGACATTTCCATTAAATGTCTGCTGTATAGCTTCCATAGCGAAGTTAGTATGACGACGATAAACTACTTTGAAAAAGGTAATTTGAGGATTACCGGTTAAATAAACATCCTGAGCACCATAAGCTACTAATTGAAGAAGACCACCACCCATTTACGCTATATTCTTTATACTATTAGAGGAGAAAAAAATATAGATTATATGACACAAATTTAATTTTGTATATAAACCTTAATATTTATAATTCAAATATAATGATGTTTAAAGAGAAGTCATCAAAGAAAAAGGTATCTGTTGATATAAACGAAACTTTTACATTAGATGCAATGCATAATAATATGATAAAGGATTTTGAAAAAAGCGATAAAGAAAAGTTGTATTACGAAAACAAACTAAAATTTTGCGAAGAAGAAAAAAATAATATATTAAATATTATCAAAAATACTACAGACAAAGATATAAATAGTAAATTATGGTTCAGTAATATAGAATTAAGCGAAGAAATATTAGATATAAAATCAAAGTTGAACGAGTTAAATAAATTAGATGAGATAGAATATTATAAAAATACCAGTGATATATTATTTCAATATTATGATACTGTAAGCAAACAATCAGATATTAATCAAAATCTGAATTATTTAAAAGATGTTAACAATAAATCAAAAATATATAAGAAAGATAATAAAAAAAAGAAGGGTCTTAACGTGAATACGATTAATGTTTTAGAAGCATTAAATAATATAGACAATAAAAAACAAATTGTTGAAAATAATTTAGATAAAGAAAAAAACAATAATAGCGAAAATAATAATATCAGAGATAGAAATATTAATGATGAAAATAATAATTTTTATGAAAAGGAATTTTGCGATAATGATACCGACAAGGATAAAACAGATGCTATACAAGATAAGAGTTCGTTAGTTGATAAATACATGGCGATAATAAACAATAAATATATCAGAACAGTTGAGGAAGAAAATATAGAGATTTGTAAAGTTTGTAAAAATAGTATGACGTGTCTGCAATATGATGCAATAATAGTTTGTAATTTTTGCGGATATCAAGAATTATTATTAGTAGAACAAAATAGACCTATATTAAAA